CGCGAATGAGGTCTACACGACACGCGGTGTGTATTTTTTCAGAACTTGTTCCGAATTGCCTGATCGTTCATGTTCGTATGATGACTTTTTCCAGGCGATTTTGAATTCCGTCATTCTCTACGATGCAGAGTTTACTCCGTTATGTGATTTGCCTGGATATGACTGTGATTCTGTGGACAGCGAATGCGATGACATTTCCGTTGTGTGTATGGGTGTTCTTGAGGTGTGTGGTGTTCGCTATGGTATGCGTTCAGATTGCACGGTTGATTTTGAAAGCGTGATTAGAGCTTTGTGGGAAATCATAAACACAGATGACTCTGATGAAGATCTTGGATTTTATCGTGCGTACTTTAAACTTTTAGGAGACTGAGATGAAAAAAGATAACGTGTTTTCTTATGTGTATGAGAATACAGACTTGTCTGTATTCCATGAGTATCCGAATAATGTGTCCATTGTGTGTTCTGACGGTAGTGTTCAGAACATCGTGAACATGCACTCAAAGTCTCTTGGCGATGTGATTACTCGTGTGAACGCTCAGGACATTACGTCTTTTGAGTTTGACCGAGAGGGTGTTCAGACGGTAGTTGTGCTTCCGGATGAGTGACTTTCGTGGTGCTGTGTGCTCTGTTACTTTAGTTTTGTGTTAAAAGGCATGATGAGGTAAAGGCGTCATGCCTTTGTTTTCACTGTCACATTTATTTTGTTCGGAGAAGTTATGCCAAGAGTGTCTGCAAAAAGTACGGTAAAGAAGAGTTCATCACGTGGTGCGAAGAAGGAAACGTCAGATGCTGCGATTGAAAAGAAAACACGGAAATCCAGTAAATCAAGTAAACAAGACGAGCCCGTCGCAAATGAAGTTGTAAACGACACTGAAGAAATCATTGAGGAGACTATTACAGAAGTAACAGAAGACGGTGAGCAGGTTTCTGTTCGTGTTACGAATGATTCCAATGCAGGTAAGGATGTTCAGATTGAGGATTCTGAGTGGGATGATGATAATCAGAAAGACTTGGATGCGTTTAATGCAATGCCGGAGGCACGTAGGAAGTACTATGACAATCTGACTGCTGCTGTTCTTCGAGAACGTAAGTATATAAAGTCTGGAAGTTTTGTACTCGACGCAATACTGTCTGATGGTCAAGGAATTCCTACAGGAACGTTCATTGAGCTGACTGCACCGTATGCTGTAGGTAAATCAAGTCTCCTCTTATTCATGTGTAAGAATCTTTGTGATCAAGGATATCGTTGTGCTTACATCGACACTGAGCGTGGATTGAACGACAGACAGCTTGCGAGTTTTGGCCTTACAAACCATACCAAGTCTCGAATGTTCTTACCGATGACTATCGACACGTTTGAAGAAATTGATGAATTCTTATGCAATGCTTTGACTGATGATACGTTGAAATTTATCGTTGTCGATTCTTTGACGGCTGCTTCTGCGTCAGACATGATTGAGAAGGAAACTGGTCAGAGTCAGACATTGGCTATCCATGCACGTACAATTTCTTCGTTTTTACGACGGTTTAGGTCTAAATTCGGAACATCCGACAAGACTATATTTTTTGTGGCACAAAACCGAAAACAGTTTACTCAGTTCGGGGCACAGGACGGTGCAGCCGGTGGTGAGGCACAGAAGCACTACATGGATATCACTATCAGAATGAAGTTGAAAGACAAGCTGTCACGCAATATAAAAGGCTCTTCTGAGAAAATACAGTATGGGACAGTATGTTCGATTGTGTGCGACCCAAAGAATCGTTTTTGCAATCCACGCATTCCTATGAATATTACGATTATTTGGGGAAAAGGTGTCTCAAATGCAGCCGCACTTTATGATGCTTTGGTAAGTCAGGGTAAAGTTGTTCAGAAAGGTTCATTTTACATGGTTGAGGGTGTCGATGGACGTGAAGAGCAGTTTCGTGGTAAGGAGGCAGCTGTGTTCTATATCTCACAGCATTCAGATTATTACATAAGACTTGTTGAACGTCTTGGTGGTATCAGGCTTCCTAAAGTTTCAGGATAAGATGTCCACAATAAGGCGAGATGAAGCCCACCCGATAAAGTGGGTGGGTAATTCACTCTTTATAAAAATCGAGCATGAATCCGATTCGAGTGTTGTACATGCGTTTTCAGTGATTGAGATTGCTGCTATGCTTCCTTACAGTATCGTTGGTATTGACCCGTCATTCTCCCGAACGGGTCTTTGTTGTGTTATGCAGGATGGATCTAAAAGAGTACTGTTCCATAATATCTCTCATCCGATAACAGGAAAAGCATCTGTTGACGGCACTGTAAAACGTGGGTTTCATTCCGTGTTTGAGTCTGCTTTTGCGTTGGCGAACGATGTCACATCTTGGGTTATGTCTTTTGAGCCTGTACGTGTCGTAATGGAAGAACCTCTACCTGCAAGTTCTATGTCACCTGCGTTGTACTGCTTGGATTCGTTGATTTTTGAGCGTATTAAAGACCATGTGTTACAGACGTACAATCCGTCAACTCTGAGGACTATCCATTCAAAACGCGATTACACAAAAACGGACTCTGTGAACAGGGCAACAAAGTTGCTTGAACGGTTCCATGCTGCCGGTTGGAGTGTTCCGATAGTTTCAAAGACAGGGAAGATCCGTCCGCCATGTCACGATTGCTGTGAAGCATTCTTGTACATCTGTCATTACCTGAATACACATGAAATGGACTTAAAAACTTTGACTTTCTGATTTGAGGATCTATGAGTGCTACGTTATACGTCAAGTTTCCTGAAAGTCATTACGGCGGTTTTCCATGCTACGTGATGCCAAAACACATTCTGGATTCTGGGTACTGTTCCTGCATTTCTGACGGATGTGTTGAGTTAGGCAACATCACAGGCAATCTAGTCACGATGTGTCAGCATGTTCCTGTAAGCGAAACGGAATCGTTGTACGATGCGATTTGGCATACTGGCGAACATGGTTACACGACACAAGATTTGTTGCGTATGTACACTGAAGCAGATACATTTGTGCTTCTACATAAGGAAATTCTGTCTGAGTATGATGCTGATAATGGATGGGGCACAGTGAGTTCACTGCGTAATTTTCTTGGACAATCCATAGAAATCCTAAAGATTTTCGATGGGTTCCCGTGTTGTGTAATTCGTAATTGAAGAGGAGGTTTTAATGAAAAATCCGTATTACTGCAAGCAAGGGTATGAGGCGATAGACATTATTGAAGCGTATGGCTTGAACTTTTCTTTGGGCAATACGTTGAAATACCTGCTACGAGCCGGTGTTAAAACCGATGACCCATTGCCAGATCTGCGAAAGGCACTTGACTATCTTCAACACGAAATCCGTCGTATTGAGCAGAGCAAAGAAACGGGCAAACCGTGAAATCGAAATTTCGTTGTGTTGCTTACTAATTTTTCTTGCGTGTTTACGAAACACGGAGTATCAAAGCATTCGAACAAGGACGATTGGTTTAGTCCTTGATTTAACACGTCCGATAGGATATATTATAGGGGCATGGTTATGAAAAAATCAGACATTATTGGAACTGTTTCTGAGTTCTTAAAAGTTAATGGTGAAGACCTTTCCAAGAAGAAAATCGAACTCGTTTACGATGCAATCATCAATGAGTTCGCAAGACTTCTTAAGTCAGGTGAAGACGTTGCGTTGAACGGGATCGGCATTCTCAAAGTTCGTGAACGAGCTGCCCGTGAAGCACGTAACCCGAGAACTGGCGAAGCTCTTCACATTCCTGCTCAGAAAGCAGTTGTGTTCAAGCAGTCTGCCGTCATTAAGAATGCGTTAAATTGTGAAGTCAAATGCGAGAAAAAAGCAGATAAGAAACCTTCCAAGAAAGCCGCAAAGAAGTAATGTCGGTGACTATTAGGTCTGACGTTAAAGGGGCAAACCAAATGGTTTGCCCCTTTTTTCGTGGTGCTGTTTGCTTCCGTCGTGTGTGTTTGTAGTATCTTCACAATGATTCGAGTCTCTTGTTTAGAATCCTTAATGCTTCATATCTTTCTTTCAGGAGCTGGTTATGAATATTGTCCTTTCTTTTTCTGAAAAACAAATGGCTGACTTGTGTAAAGCTGCTTCTGACCGTAATGTTACACTTGAAGAACTTGTTTTGTCTTGCTGTCTAAACGTAACTTTACCAGCCACATCAAATGAAGGTAACTCACGTATTCCATCTCAGATAGGTGAACGTGTTTCTTCGCTTGGTGGCCTGTTTTCTTTCACAATACCTGTAAGAGCTCCTGTTTCATCCAATGCTCAAGATCATCAGGAATCTTTAGACAAGAAGGTTCAAGACTTTCATGATAACGAAGATGATGTGAATGAAATTGTTGTCGAATATGAAAGTGAGGAAGAGCTTAACGAACACCTTGCAGCAATGGATAACGGGTTTTTCTAATTTTGGAGTTTATCTAACATGACCACATACATCTCACGTTCACTTGTGGAACATGCACGTGACTTTGACGTTTCACTTTCCAAGGCACCTACCGATTTTTACCGATACTCAAGCACACCAACACCTTATTACCTATTCACGTTTCAGAAACCAGGAATCGGCTCTGTTCTGATGAAATCCCGTGTTCCATGTACGTACTTTAAATACAGTGGAATTGTACCGTATCTTGATGTTATGGACGGGTGCGATAATTTGTCGTACACTGAGCGTGTCTACCTCACATGCGAACACACTGCGTTTTGCAATGATACTGACCGTTTCGGTCTTAGCCTTGACGAACTTAAGAAGCACTCATTGAAAAACCCAGTCACCGTTTTCGACAAAATACAAAGTGTTTATCCTGTGTACCACAATATCCCTCTCGTTGGATTTATGTACAGCTTTTTGTCGTCGTTGTCGAAGTCTACAGAACGGAACATTGTGTGGTTATCTGAACATGGCGTCCGTTATTACGATACGTATTATGGTCTTGAAGTGTCCTATGTTCAGGGCGATGTCGAAGTTTATACTCCTTTTCCAAAAGTTAGTGTGTCTTCTGTTTGCCGTGATTACGGGCTCTATGTGTATCTGGAAGATAACTGGTTCATTGCTTGCGATAAAAGTGAAACACCAATGTCTATTTACACTGACAGGCGCGGGTTGCTTTCTGACAAACTTGGATCGCCGCGTAAAGAGTTCTTCGGCACGGATCTGTCTCTCATGTGTGGGTTTACGATTCATGTGCCGAAAGCCAAGAATGAATCAGCCAATGGAAGTTTCGTTCCGTTCCCAAAGACCATGAAACTGATTCATGGTCTTGTCGATGGAAAACTTAAACTGTGTTATTACGACGAAAACAATAATGTGATTGAAACTGTTATGTGTGATGCACCGTTCGCAGACAACCTGTTGTTTGACGTGGTACCTATGGGATCATACCACAACTCTGTAATTGACTTTTTTAGAAACGGGTTCGATGGTCTGGTCTATCTGTACCGTGATATGTGTGATGGGAAACGGTACATGTGCGTATGCCTTGATGCGGTTTACACTCAAGACTTGGGTAATGGTTTTCGACGTATGTCTCCTGATAATAACAAACCTGTTTGTGTTCGATTCTTTTCACGAATCGACTAACCGGTTCACACGGTCTCGTCCCAGAAAGCCGCCTCTGTGTCTGCCTGTTGAAGCATGATTAGCAAGCGGCTTTTTCGCATTGCATTGTTCAAAGCAATCATTTCATTTGAACCAATCATCAGGCCGAAGTTGCCCATGTGCCATCTAACGGCCAGTGCTTCATCGTTCGTAAGATTAATGTGCCGCTGTATCAGAAACAGACTTTTTTCACCATGTCCCAATGGGAATTGGTCGTCAAACGTGTAATAAGGCACTTTTACCCACTTGCCGTTTTCGTCTTTAGTGTTTCGTAAGTCTTGCTTGTAAAAGTTTGCTTTGCATAAGTCATGGAACAGGGATACGATTGCCAGACTTTCTCGGCTTATGCCATCACATGCTGATACTTTTGTCATAATCCGTTTGTGTACGTTTAGACTGTGTAAGCACAGTCCGCCCTTGAAACAGCTGTGGTACTTTGCGGATGCAGGTGCCGTATAGAAGTCCGTAGTTTCAAGCCAGGAAAGCAAGTTTTCGACACCATCTCTGTGGATTTCGTTCTGGACAGTATTAACAAATTGATCATGGAGTATGTTCAAGTTCATCTGATTCGATTCTCCTTTGTTTGTCTTCTATCAGTTTTTAACATCGTTCTAGTCGGATGTGGTTAAACACACAGTAGTCTAAGGATCTTAAGTACTTTCCGCATAACTCATCTCTATGATCATGGCAAGCATAAATATCAGGACAATATCTAACTTGTGACGCACACCGCGTCTGCTGGACAGAATAGTAGATGCCTTTAATAATGCTCGTCGTATACGTAAAGACGAATGCCGTTGTGGTTGGTGTACTTGTGATGAGACAGATGATGACATGGTATGAAGAAGAGGTTTTAAGGCTTAATAGAAGAGCAATCGCTTTTGTCACTGATCGTGGAGGACGTAAATATGAATGCCGTTGCGGTTGGTGTACTGGTGGAGAGACTGATGATGAATTGCTTCACGGTATATGCTATGATGCAGGAACATTCGATGACATTGCTTGCCGCGTTTTTCATTATGAGCAAGATGTTTCATCGTTGAAAGGGTATTTCCGAATCATCGCATCGTTCCCTTGTCAAACTTGTGAGCTTGTCTTCGCAAGCATTCTTGGAGACCATGGAGAGTTAGTAACTTACGATGATGCACTGTCCTGTATGAAGTATCTGATGCAGGATTTACAGTCTGATGTTCATCAGTACATGATAACGTATCGCAAGGAAATTGATGGCGATGTGTTTGACGATTACGGGATGACACTTTATTCAAATGACGGTTTGGGATGGGGTGAAGTTTTTTAACATTGGCGAACTTAAAATCCAACGTGACTTTCTCCAGATCTTTCTTTAGTTCTTTATGGGTACACTCCTTTTCATTGGTACGTTTTGTTTTAGACGCTTCAAAGAAAGTGTAGTCGGCTTGTGATAATAAAAATTCGAATCACATGGTTCCTCGTTATTCCAGTCCATATTCCATTTCACATTTCACGAAAACAGCAGAATACCTACAGGTGAAAAGTCATGTTCGATCGTGTTATTCTTTGTTCACAAGGCAACACAGGTGTGTTTGCAAATAGTCAATCGTTACACGCGTTGTTACGTGCTAAGAAATTGATTTTGAATGAAGGTGATGTTCGTGTTTACTTTGTTCCAGGTGCACATCCACTCACTTCAAAACAGGTTACTGGACTCCGTAATTGGACAATTGATCAAAACAATCTCGACAATGTGGTTGTAGTCAACGAATCTGCTCAGTTTTCAGACGGAAAGAGCAGCCATATGGCATACGAGATAAAAGCTACTGTCTTTATGCTGTCAGAGCTTCATGTCGTGGCATGGGGTGATTTGAAAAGATTCTAATGCCAAGCCCATTGATGGTGCTTACTTTACTGGCTATTTAATCATTGTCACGGTATGTAATCGTGTGTTTCTTGCCGCGTATTCTGATGAAAAGTTAGAATGTTCACCTGACTTGAAGATGACTTTCGACGTTGAGGAAACAAATGGTGTTCTTCAAGCAACGGCAGACTTTGACGGAAAGATTACACAGGGCATTTTCGACAAACTGCATGACAACTATTACACGAAAGAGGAAGTCGATACTCTTGTTGAGAATAGCATTTCTGGTTCTTCTTCTGGAAGTTATGTGACTCTGAACACAGATCAGACGATCAATTCACGAAAGACCTTTGAAGCATCGGGTCAAACCATATCGACAGAGATTTCATCCAACGGTGTTCTAATTAGCCGACCTGGCACTTACAGTGATGGCGATTACGTCATGTCACAATGGACTTGTGATGGGATGTTTTTAGGGACTACGTCTGTTTCGATACGAAATGAATTGAATAGAAATGGTTCGTCATCAAATCTGTTATCCCTTGTTGTTTCCGATAAGAGTGATAGTAGCATTGATGCAGAATGCACACATGTGGACATAGAAAAAAGTGGTCTGTCTGTTTTTCATCGGAGATCCAATGCATTTGATGATGTTCGTGTTCTTCAACTGGAAGAGTCTTACGGCAAATTTAGTAGAGATATGAATCTTTATCTGCCTAGGGATACTCAGATTCTAATCGGGGTGTCTTCCTTTGAGACCATTGGAGGTCTTTATTTTTACAGTGATTCCTCGGATGGTGAGACTGTCTATACGTTAATGTCAGGTGAAAAGAGTTACCAGCTTTCTTCTGAGCATCTCAGTGTTAGAGAATTTGACCCTGAGACACAGGAAGGTAGCACAGATTTGACTGCAGCAGTTCTTAGTGATGTGTTAATGCAAGCATCTTCTCCGCGTGTGTTTATTTTCCTTGATAACATAGAGAGCATTGTATCTGGTAATGCTTTGACGCAAAGTGTTATGTCTCATATGGGTATAGCGTTTGTGTTTATGTCGGAAACAGATTCTGTAACGGATTATACTAATGCCAGGATGTTTGTCATTCGTGATGTTTCCCTTCTGTCGTATTTCATTCCTGTGGGAGCTGTGTTTGACTTTTCCTATGGTTATGGCTATGTCAGGGTTATTCAACGTTATCCTTCTGATAAAATCGGAACAACTGACACAACAAGCGGTGATACAATCACGAAAGTTCATGATTATTCTGTTCAAATTGAAAATGCAGACAATTATATGTCGCTTTATTCGTATGTGCAGTCTTATGCACCCTCTGGCGGTTCTGGTTCAACGTCTTCATCGGTTGATTTTACATCGGTTTCGTCCGATATCATCAGCACTAATGACTTCTATAACTTAGGTTCACCTGAATTCAAATGGGGAACCGCATATGTCACTTCATTAAACGTAGATGGTCTCCCTCTTAGCAACTATAATCAGGGTCTTGACTGTTCATGTCATTTAACACCGTATAGTACGGATATATACAATCTTGGGTCTGCACTTTATAAGTGGGATAACGTTTATGCAAATACGTTGTACGGCATCAACGCCAATCTTTACAGTGATGGCATTGGAGGCATTTACTTTTTCTGTTTTGAATTTTCAAGGACAAATGGAACCTTACCTCGTGGAACTCGTGTAAGTGAGTTCTCCTCGCTTGGATTTGTTGTTGATAGCGTATTTGAGATGATTGATAATAAGGGTGGTTACGTCCAAACCACTTTGAACGGCGATTACATCACATTGATGTCTTGTGTTGCAAGTTCTTCACGTAATTTCATACCTTGTCTTCGTATAAGTTAGGTTCACACAGATTGGAGTTGTTTTATGGTTGTTTCTAAGAATCGTTCGGAACCGGTTCAACCCCTCGAAATAGTTATTCATTCTGTAAAGTATTTCGGCGTGAATCCCAATCAGGTGCTTGCACGTGTTACTGTTCAAGGTATGAATGGTAATCAGCCTTTTGGTTATTTTGTTGCGTTGGACAAAGAATGTGGTACTGATATTGCTCGATTTGTTATTGACTCTATAAACACTAAACAGATAACGGTTTTACCTACGGATTCAGACATATCTGCATATCTTGCAAAACAGGCTAGAGAACAAAGAGACCATCTTTTGCAAGAGAGTGATTACTTGGTCAATTCCGATTACCCCATATCTCAAGAAGACCGCTCCCTTGTCATTGCGTATCGTCAGGCATTGCGTGACATTCCAGAGCAGCCTGGTTTCCCTGAAACAATCGTATGGCCAATGAAACCGACATTTCTTTTGTAAGACGGTGATCGGTAAAATCCGCAGGATAATGGTGCTGTTTTTTATCCGGTGGGAATAGTTTGTTAAGATGCTTCTTGTTCCATCTTGGAACAACTTCCCCCTTTCTTTTGGAGAAACGAACATGCACGAAGACACGAGTAAGAAACAGAGTACAAACCAGACTAGCGATGGTAGAATGATATACATCGAATGTCACTATAACGAGCGTTGTAAAATCACATCAGCACAATCTCTTGAAGAGATGTATGACATCCGTAACGAATGCTTGCGCATCTGGAATGAAGAGGGTCGCGTTCGTTGGCATTTTCTTGCAAAATACGCTGACACAGGCGAACACATCAAAATCGCAAACGAGTTCAGTCGCTGATTAAGAAATAGAACAACTTTGTGAACTACCTATTCGATTTAGCTGATGGGTAGTTCACAAGAACTTTAGTGAGTCACTGCAATGATTCAATGTCTATCAGAACTAGAATCTGAATATATTAGTTACCGTTCCAGACGTTTTCCTGATGAATACACATGGCTTACAGGCAACTGTTTTCAGTACGCTTGTATCCTTCGTGAGTGGTTGCTGCTTCATTGTGTTGCATCACGTATAGTTTATGATGTGATTGACGGACATTTCCTCGTTATTTCTGAACTGCCTATGAACCGTAATGATACGGTTTTGTTTTCGTTTGTCTTGGACTATACCGGCGTTGTAGTTATCCATCCTGGGTTCATAAATGTTTTAGGTGAGATTTTTTATCATGATGGCAAACATTTCCTTGTGGATTGGGATTATTATGCCGAGATTGAGCCTCTTAATTGGAGTAGGATTTGTTCTTATTGCTGTTGCTGAATTATTTTGTTTTCGTCTTTGTTGCGTGATTCAGATTATTGTGTTATCTAAACAGTAAGATTGCGGCACATTAGACCTGTCGCAGTTCTTTGAAAGGTGAAGAATGGTTTGGTACATGGCTTTCCAACGTACAGGATCTTATACAAGCTGAGTTTGTGGGTTGTTTCCGAGCAAGAAAAAGCAAAGATTGGCTTCGCGGCTGTCTTAACTTGACTTACGTTTCCTATACACTTCTTCAGAAAGGTTATCACTCTTGTGGTAGGTTTTCTGAAGAAGTGTGGCGGGTGAGATGACTAACACGGATTGATCGTGGCGTGCACCTTCGTTTTGACGCTTGACTGTGACGAGGTTTTACGGGTCTTCGGGCTTGCTTGCACAGTTCACCACCGGTATCGTGACGGTGGTGAGATGATGGCTAGGTGTGGGATGATCGTTGCACACAATTCCCGTAAAGGGCTGTACGTTGGAAAGCCATGTAACTTGCTTGGATGGTCACACTTTGTGGCTTACGGCAGAATCGCCAGGGCGCACGTTTTCGTGTGGGAATACTCCTGCCCTTAAAGTCTTTGGTTTATGATGTTGCTTGCATCATTGATTGTAAGGGCTTTGTGCCCTCCGTGTCGAATTGCATGAAAGAGCGTTCTGTTATCAGCAGAACGCTCTTTTTTGTGTCTCGTTTACCGTGGTGCTGTACTCTTTTCTATATCGACTTTGTGGTAGAGTTTATCTGTATCTGGTTCGTGTGAACCTTATGTCGCGTTTTTGGAGAGTACAGTGTTTAAAGTTGAATTGACAAATGTAGGTATTATTCGAGAGGCGAGCTTGTCTTTCGTACCTGGTGTAAACTTAATTCTCGGTGCAAGCTCTTCCGGTAAGTCTACGCTGTTGCGTGCTTTAAGAGGTCTTGCAGACAACAGCTTTACGGATGCTATGGTTACGCATGGTTCTGGTATGATGCAGATTGATGTGGATACGGGTGACTCTCACGTTACCTATACCCGTGATACCAAAGCCCGTGATAGAAAAGCATGTTATGTTGTGAATGGTGAGGAGTACACGAAACTCGGTAGGCAGCAGCTTGATGTTGTTGCTGACACCTTGCGTGTGTCTTCAGTTAAAATTGACTCAGAGTCAGTGAACTTTAACTTTTCCAGTCAGTTTGCAGGACCGTTCCTTCTCCTCGGTTCTCCTTCTACGTTGTATTCGGTTTTGACTTATCATGAGAGTTTCGATGTCTCAAGGCTTGATGACCTGTATAAAGCTGACGTTAAAGATACTTCAGACAAGATAAAGTTGAGTACTGAATTGGTTTCACAGTTTGAGATTGAGCTAGAAAAGTCTGATGCACGTGTAAAAGAGTTGTCTGCAATCCCTGATTTATATGCACGTGTGATGCAGGTCAAAATGAAACGTGAACGAGTTGAAAGTCTTCGTTCTATTTTAACTCGGATTTCTACGTTGCAGGCTGAACGTGTTCGATGTGTAGCCATGCTTCATAAGCATTCAGACATGCATAGTTCTATCGTCACGTGTATGCTTAAGATGCGTAAGCGTCATCTGTTGTCTTCTCTTGTGATTCGCTATGAAGAACAACGTAAAGCACGTGAGATTCTTAGTCTGTGTAATGAAGTGTCTTCATTTCCCATTACCCGTGTTGAATCCGCACTGTCACATTACTTGACCGTTGTGAAATGGGTTGAAATGAATGATGCTTACAATAAGCAACTGTCTCGTTATCGCATGTCAGACAGTGTTGCTTCTGTGTCGGTAAACAAGTTCTTGGAAATCTTGTCAAGATTTGAGAAAATTTCACGCCTTGTAAATCTTTATCGTGATATCCGAAATTCAGCTGTCCGCCTTGGAAATTCTCCTGACTTAAAGTCACGGTACGAAATTATTGAGAAATGTATCTCCGCCATCTCTCTGTTTCGTGAAGTTGATGTTTCGTCACGGAAGATGCTTGGGTTCGATGTGGATTGCGATTTCGTTGATAGTCAACTGGCTGAGTTTAAGGTTTGCCCTTTATGCGGCAACCCTTTGTGTACTCACGATGAAGCGTCTGTGGTGCTGTAAGTTCATCTATGACGTCTTTATGATACATAAGCATTGTTTTCCTTCTGTTTTTGTTTCAACTTTATAGGAGATTTAACATGGATATTAAAACACAGGACATGGTTACGAAATTTGAGGAACTTAAAAAGCGACGTGACAATATTATGCTTGAACGTGCAAAAGAAGAAGCACGTCTTGAGACGTTGACAAAAGAACTTGATGCCTTGAAAGAGTCATTGAGTGAATATGGTGTTGTAGATGAACTGTCTGCACGTGAGTTGCTTGAACGTACCTCAAGTGAATTAGCGGTTGAACTGCATAACCTTGAACAGGCGTTACAGTCTTACGACAATGTACAAATTGCAGAGGCTTGAAATACATGACTTTTGACGAAATTGAACAGCGGACAAGTGAGCTTTTTGTTGCATACAAGGCAGCTGTAGCTCAGGCTAAACAGAATGAAGAGATCCTGGAAGGTCATAGAGCACAACTAGAGTACTTGAAGGAACGCGGTCGTGTGTTTGATTCAGCTAAGCCTGTTATTGATGACATCGTTCACAAATTCTCAAGACGTGCCCTTGATCATCTTGAAAAGCTGCTGACTTTCGGTTTGCGGAAAATTTTCACAGACCATGAGTATTCTCTTACCATTGTAACAACGGACAAGCGTGGCAACAAATGTGCTGAGTTGATTCTTGAGGAAGGTGGGTATCAGTATCCTTTGAAAGACTCTTCTGTTGCTGGTGGCATTCTTGTTACAGTCGGATTCCTAATCCAGTGCTTTTATGTGTCTAATCTACCAGTACGTAAAATCGTTTTTCTTGATGAGGCTTTCACGCAAATTTCCACTGCGTATCTTGAGAATTTCATGGCTTTTGTCTCGGAGCTGACAAAGCAAATTGGGCTCATAGTGGTCTTAATCACACATGACAAACGTTTCATTCCATACGGAAATCGTGTGTACAATGTCGTCAATGGAGTGTACACCCTTGAGCAGAATAAAGTCTCGGAGGCATGATGTCGGTATCACATGAAGAAAGTTTGGAACACATTGGCAAGGTGATGTTTGTCGGAGATGTTCATCTTAAGGCACAGAATCCTGCTTGCCGAAAGGATAACTACGCTGATGCTGTATTGCGTAAGCTGACATGGATAAAGACTTACTGTAATGACAAACACATAAATGTTGTTGTTTTCCTTGGTGATTTCTTTGACACTCCAACAGTCGCCTGGTCGTTGTTTACACAGGTTATGCAGATTCTTCAGACCTTCAAAGATTCAGGCATACGTTGTTATGCTATCGTTGGAAATCACGATATCCGTTATGACAGACTTGAAACTTTGAACGAGACTTCGCTTGGTGTTCTCTTTCTTTCCGGTCTTCTTATCCGATTGTCTGAGAATCCAATCTTGTTACGTAGTGACGGTTCAAAGATTGTTGGGTTTGACTTCACCCAGAAAATTACTCCACCTTGCGAAGAGTGCGGAGAAGGTGCACAGGTCATTTGTGTAGCCCATGAATATTTCCAGTGTGGTTTCTCAGACACGTCTTTGCAGTGTGAAGATTTGGACACCGCAGGTTATTCTTCGTATGTGTTTGGACATGACCATGCACCATACATGCCTCTTAAACAAGTGTCTTGGACGTTGTACCGTCCCGGAAGTCTTTCACGAAATTCGTCTGATGCACATAATCTGATGCGTATCCCTCGTGTCTTAGTGTATGATGTTTCAACGGATGTATTTACATTCGCTGAGGTGTCTGTCGCCAAGAAGCCTGAAGAGGTCATTATGCGTAATCAGGAAGAGGTATCATTGAGTATGTTCGATTTGGTTGAGACTTTGTGCAGTTCGTATGACGGAGGACAGACTTCTGTACGTGCATACGTTTCTGAAATGGGACTGCCAAACGAAATTCATAACATCGTAACCCAGTATCTGGACAAACTTGGAGTGTAAACTTATGGCAGAGTTAGAAAATGTGTGCAGTGAAGACCAGTTATTTGTGAACGAAGACTTGTCTGACGAAGAAGTCAACATATCTGAGCCGCACGTGACTATACGACGGAAAGCACTTAAAACGTTCTTGGATATAGTTCAGAGGTTGCCTGACCGTGTGAATGATTCCCATTGTGTTTTCTTTATGCTTGACGTTGACGCGTTTGAAACTGACAACGGTACTATGGAGAATCGTCTTACAGTAAGTGCGACGGATAATCCGTCTGCAACGATGATTAAGATGTCGATTCCTGTGCTGAATAAAACCGCTGTCTACGAAGGCAAGCCTGTTATTCTGAAACAGTCTATGCTTCAAAAACTTGACAACCTGTTACTTGGCGATAACCTCACTCTGAAATTTATTGAGGATGGTGATCATGTTCATGTAAGAGCTCTTGTGCTTGGTGGATGGCTTGATGTACCGACTGGTAATTTCTCAGAGAGCGTGTTCGATATTCCGTTGAACTCTCCTACTTGGGAGAAAGAATTGTCTGTGTCAGAAATGCAAGAAGTTCTTTCAAGTCTTTTGGTTGTCGCAAAAGCACAGAAGAATACACCTAATCCAAATCTTGTTTTTAAAGATGGATATGCTTTTGTTGATGACCCTGGCGGTTATGTCCGATATGATTGTGATTTGTTTGTTCACAGACTTCCTTTGTGGTCGGCTGAAATTCTTGCATCGTTTTTGTCTAAAACTCAGTCAAAGTCTCTTAGGGCTTTTATTCAGACAGAATCTAAGAACCACTATCCTTATGTTCGATTTGTAGGTGACCAGTTCGAGTTCGCTTTGGCGAGATTCGGAACTGTGTCCGTCGTACATGACAAAGTTCAAGTATCTTCTGGTCTTAGAACATCTTTGGATTCTCTCAGACGTATTGCGAGTATCCCTGCAGTTATGCAGGATGACATGCGTGATTTCTTTAACGGTAACATTATTGTCAGCTTTGTTCAAGAGGGTGATGACGAAGAATTGTCGGTTACGTTATGTGGTAAGAATAATGGTACAAAGCATGTAATTTATCACGATGTTTTTGGAGAGGTTCGTAATTACTTTACCGTGTGTGTGAATGCCGCTCAGTTGAGTATGTTACTTAAATCCTGCCCATCATCATGTTGTGATGTTGTCGTGACAGCTGATGTTTCTGAATTACACATTTCATCAGGCGCTTGGTCTTGTCATTTGGACTTGATTAAGGAATAAGGTTTCTACCCAACACTGTTTGTTAGACAGTGTTGGGTTTTGCTTTTGGTAGAGTGATGGCTAAGAAATTATTTTACGGGAAACGTGAAGTGCAAAAACGTAAGAAACTAAAGGTTGTGAAACCAAACTACCATGAATGTTCCGGATACATTACAGATGGTGTTGTCGCTACAGGTGAGTTTTTCAGCATTCCTTACGAAATAACAGAGAGCCCTATCAAGAACGGGTTCACGTATAAGCTGTCTTCGCCAATCGTGACAATCTCACGTGCAGTTGACAGGTTATCGGATGAAAAGCGTTCGATCATTATACGCTACATTTGCAAGGTTCGTGAATGTTATGAAGAGTACCATGCGACGTTCGATAGCGAGAAGTTCAATTCATCCCAAGGTCGTAAAGTTGCGTTAGATAACGCTTTACAATGGCTTAAATCAGAAATCGGTGACAAAAAAGCCCCCGCACTTTTGCACAGTTTCCAGGTGCAGTGCGATGCGTATGCACACGAAGTTTCAAAGAACAATGCTGCTTATGACCGTATGATGACAGAGCAATTTGGGTTACACCAGACGCTTCTTGATTCAGACGAACTTGACCCAAATGACCCTATGTGGTCTCTTGATATTTAAGTGTTTCGTATGGAATCCACAGACGTAAACTCATACATTCCTTACACAAAAGCTGACGCATGTGACCTTGTGAAGCGTATGACGGATTTGTTCTCATCATTACCGACAGTTCCGTCAAAGGATGATTTGTGTATCCGTTACAGGAATCTTGAAGGTCGCTTAAGGATTCTTAACTCAGGATGTGCTGACAAGTATTTGTATTGGGCTTCACATCTTGGTTATAGGATGCTTGACGGACAAACTGCGTACTCGTGTGATTTTTTACCTGATTGGTTTCGCAAATTTGTTTGCTCTGAGGAACTCGTAATTGTTATGCCGTCACGTGATATGGAAGATAAAATTTATGGCGTGACGGTGCGCTCAGTTTTTTCTAAAAGTTTCCGCTCGTTTACGCCGTTTCCATATGTACCATATGGATTTTTAACTTCGAATAAACCGTATCACAAGCCTTGGTTATTGGTTGAAAGTGCTTTTGATTCTGACTGGTTGCGGTGTTTTTATCCGTATACGATTGCATCGGGAGGTGTGTCCGGTATGAATTTAGAGATGCTTACTCTTGTTTCACAGACAGCACCTAGGTGCGTTGTCGCATTCGATAACGACGATGCCGGAGACACGGGGTATTCCAGAGTGAATACCAAGATGAAGTTTTCACGAAAACCTCCGACTGTGGAGAGAGTTTACTCTCCGTATAAGAAAGACTTCGGAGATATTGCGCAGCTTGCTATGAATAATGACAGTATGTACAAGGTTTACAAGAACGTGGTGCTGGACTTGCTTCATGTGTCTGGTTTAGTTTAGAATATAAAATTGACCAAAAAGCGAGCTTCAAGCACACATCCTTTAGGCAGTGGGCAGTTGTTCGCTGTTAATTCACGCATTGGAGTACAGTTACGTGTTAGCTCAGGAAGAGAGACCATCAAAGTTTTCTGAAGTTGTCGGCGAAGATGAAAATAGTCGAATTCTTCTTAATATCGCTAAAGACCCTTCAAATACACCAAACACCATAATTCTGTCAGGTTCGTATGGCGGCGGCAAGACGAGTTCTGCACGTCTGTTTTATAAGGCATTATGTTGTGACCGACTTCGTTCTGGGCAGTCCAAGGATATCTGTGGTTTATGTGCTGCGTGTATGCGTAATAATGCACCTATCGGTGAGTGGAAGTTTTACCATGAGTACGATTCGAGTACTGTGAACAGAAAGGACGCAATCCGTGGTATCATCGATTCGTTTTCTTATGGAACAGGTGGCAGGTGGAGTGTTGTAGTTCTGGATGAGTGTCACCAGCTTACTCGTGACGTGCAGACATTGCTTCTGAAGGACTTTGAAGAAGGGCATCCTTTCCGTAAGTTTTTGTTATGCACAACAGATCCAGATAATCTGTTACCTACTATACGTTCTCGTGCTGTTGAACTTCACTACACGACGAAGTCTGTAGTTCTTATCGAAAAGACGTTACGTAAATGTGCTGACAAGCGAAATATTAACGTTCCTGACGAGGTGTGTCGTATTCTCGCACAGCGTAGTCGTGGTTCGATGCGTAATGCGTATATGCTTATGGACCGTTATCTTTTGTCCGGTCGTGACGTTTTCATGCAGGATACCGAACGGTTTTATCGCGGAATTATTGCCTTTGTTCGGCTTTTACTTCAACGGAATCTTAATTCAGGTTCCGTACAGATAAAAACGGAATACATTGAGAAAGTATTTGAGAGTCTTTTATCGTTACCCATCGCGATGTTTGTTGAGGAATACAAACGTTTCTTTAGCGAGATGCTTCGTGTGTCATTGTTCCCTGACAGCCCCGATGTTTCGGATGCAGTTAGGCGATTTGTTTGTGATAAGCCTTTGAGCGACCGGCACATTAACTGGAACGGACTTGTTCGATACTGTATGCAGTCTTGGGTTCTTGAAGGATTTACAGATGATCTTGGTGTTCAAACGATGCTCTTATCTTTACTGTCAGGGTCTGATTCGTTCGAGATTGGGTAAGTGAAAGCAGCACAAATTTTCTGTCAATTTCTTGTCGTAAGTTTGGTGTTGTGTTAAACATAGGAAAGTCGGACTTTTGGTTCACGGGGTGTGTCCATGTACGAGTTAAATGGTGAGTTGTCGTGGGAAACTGCGGAGTACGTTGGTGATGATACGGGTGAGGAGCTTGAGCTTTTTTCCGAAAATGCTGACGATTCGGATGATACGCAAGATGGGTCTATTCCAAACGAGGAAGCCCTTGATTTAGCAGCGGTTTTCTCAGCACGAAAAGCAACACAGCTTTTACTTAAGAAGTATCCTGATGCATTCAAATACGATCCAAAGTCCATGACTTTGGATAAGTTTCTTGACGATAAGGGTTTGACTGAGTTCGGATGGCTTTACATTCAAATGCTTGCATATTCTGTGTCTGGAAAGTATTACAGAAATGAGGACCAGAACAGTTTAAACACACTCGCTGTCTCTGACTGTGCATCTTGGTTAAATCACAAGGTACGATTTTTCACAGGTAAGATATTGAACCTTCGAGCAATTCTGTACACACGTATTCGCAACACGATGTCTAACAGTCTGTACAAGGATAATAAATACCTTCCGACTGAGGATACTGTGCTTGATCTTAATGCTTATAACGACAAGTCAATACACACGTATGGGGTTTCTGATGAAGTTTTGGATTACGTGTTCAGTAACAAAGAAGAAGCTCATGCCATGACGTTAAAGATTTTTGACTTGTCAAGAGGTATTACGAAGCAACCCAATAAAACTCTGTTTCGTCTGTCTTAACATGAATTGTAGGCGGTAATGGATAGTGGTGAAGATAACCAAGACTGATAAGCTGTTAATCTGTCAGTTCGTTTGCATACAGGAGTTTTACGATGCCAAGAAAGCCTGGCGGTTTAGTTGTTTACACAGAAATGCCTGTGTCGCACAGGGAAGTTTTATCTGAGTTGCTTGATAGCATGAGTGACGGCAATATCTTTCGATCATTAGAGTATGCACTCGGTGATAAGTTCATTGAGATACTTGATTTGTGTCAAGGCGACAAGATAGAATTTCCTACATTTGAAGAGATTGAACGTCGCATTCTATGCGTACAGATTTACATGCATTACAGGCAGACAAAAGACTATAAAGCTACGGCGGTTAAGTTTAAGAAGACTGCTGCATTCGTTGAAAAAGTTGTGAAGACAGTTCGGGCAGAACTGGAAGAAATGGATTCAGAATACGTTTAACTTTAAGGAGAAAATCATGGCTGTCGAAGAAAGACTTGTTTTACCTTCACGTGGACTCATTTATCCTGAAATGAATGGTTTAGAGTATGTAACCATTACGCCTTACAAGTCAAAAGCATTTCGCGATCATATTCTGAGTGGTTCATCGGAAGCATCCATTGGTCGGTTAATTGACACGTGTCTTGTTGATTGTCCACTCAAGTCTTCTGACTTTCATGCTTCTGACTGGACGGCTATTATTTTCAAAGTGCGTGCGATGTCGCTTGGAAACCTACTTAAAATGAAAGCCACATGTCCGTACTGCAATGATGTGCATGATATTGAATGGGATTTGTCTTCAATTCCAGTAAATTACTTTACACCTGACCAATACCCGTTTGAAGTCGAACTTCCTGAATCACATGACCATGTTACTGTTATGGTAACAACACCGGCAATGATCGAGAGAGCACAAAACCTTGCTAAAGAGCGTGCAAATAAAATGAGGTGGGATGCTAAAACTCTCAAATCTGTAACCTCTGCGTACACATACGTGTGTAATCTGTTCCGTGCTGGTTCTGATATAGTTGCCATAGCTGACTGGTATGACAACCTTCCTGTACGTGATGCTGTCTACCTTACTCATATAAATAAATCTATTGGAGAGTTTGGTCCCGACATTGAAAAGCATATTGAATGTGCATCATGTGGTCAGACTTATTCTGTGATGTTGAGGGTAGATGAGAGCTTTTTTCTGCCCAACGTCGGAGAGTTTGGAGGGGTTAAAACAACGACAGGAACTCTGGAAGGGGGTTTTCAGGCTCCAAGTAATGCTGAGTAAACATGCAAACATCGGGTTCGATGTGACTGACAACATGACAATATTTGAGATAAACAGTGCTACGGAAGTCCTTGACGAGTATTACAAGGAGCTTCGTAAACAGGCTAAAGAAGTGCAAAAGACCGCTGAGGGTTCGGTCTCTACTACACGAAATGTCTCTGACGGTGACTTGATGGATTTCCTTCCATGAAAATTAGACTTCATATCGATAACCAAATGTGCATTGGTTCTGGACTCCATCATACCGACACGGTTGTGATGGAAGTCTCTTTCTTTATGTGGTTAAAGGCTTTCTTTTTTGGATTGGACTTGTGTTGTACTTCGATGATGTTTCCAAAACTCGAAGCAGACAAAGATGAACACACAAACGAGATTAATCCTTCCTTGATACAGACTTCAACGTCTACTCCGTCTCGTTATGAACGACGTAAATCTGAAACCAAACGTGTTGTGCATAAAAAGACAAAACCAAAGAAGATTGACAAAGTCGTGCATAACGATGTTGATGTGTTTGGTATTCAGTTTGATGACAGTACGGTTATCTTCCCAGACGGTCGAAAGGAATTTGTTACGTCTTCGTCTGTTCCAGAGTATGAATCAAAAGAGAATCATGTAACAGATGAAGACGTTATAAAGGAGCTTCCAATTCAGCCATCTTCTGTACAGTCATCGACACCGCTTAACCTTGTGCAGCACGTTCAGTCAGAGGATAAGGTTGAGGTTGATTTCAGAAATCCTCCACATTCGCCGAGATGGAAGCCTCGTAATCTTCCACCTGGGCCAGTTCGTAAACCAAGAACGGAGAGTTTGTAATGGCATTGAAATTCTTTTACGGTACTGTAAACAGTGCAAAGTCAATGACTCTTTTGGCACGTGCACACGCATGGAAAAAAACCGGAAAGCGCGTGTGCATTATAAAACCTTCTGTTGACACGCGATGTGATGGCGTACAATCCCGAATTGGAATATCAGAACATGCAGACATAATACTCAATACAGATGATTCTCTAGCTTTATATTCTTCAATGTTGCGAAACTTTGACCTTGTTCTTGTTGATGAGGTTCAGTTTCTTACTTCATCACAAGTACATGAACTTCGATTGATGTCTGCAGGGTTGTTGTGTGACGGTGTACTTCCGGTTGACGTTCAATGCTTCGGTTTAAGAACTGTTTCTGATGGGCATCTGTGGGATAGTATTAAAGTGCTTATGGCTGAAGCTGATGAGCTGATTGAAGTGTCAACGGTTTGTGCTTTCTGTCACGAAAAGGCTGTTTTCTCCAAGGCTTTGGAAGAAACAGATGAAGACATAAACGTGTCTTGGGGAGCTTTCATCCCTGTTTGTGCCTACCATTTCTACAAATAGGTTAAAATTCTTTGTCGCCATGTCTCGTCAGTGGTGCTGTCACATTCCTATTGGGTATTGTGTGGTATTCTGCGTGACATGGCGATTTTCGTTTAACGCCATATTGACCATAGGAGAATCATAATGGCTGATGATAAGAAGAATTTGCATAAGGGTTATGTTCATTACATTCCTGCCGTTGAAGAGAAAGATGATTGGGACAAAGATTTGACCTTTGTGCTTATTCGCACTCTTGATGAGCTTCGCGTTCACGATGTCGAACATGACTTTACTGCATGGGATACTGAAACAAGCGGACTCGACCCGGACATGGATTATCTTGTTGGGTTTTCTTTTTCCTTTGACGGTAAGACAGGGTACTATGTTCCTGTCGCCCATGATGACATGGCTCTTGGTACTGAAGCTGTTGAAATTTTCTATTCCATTCTTAAAAAGACACGTAAAACACAGTTCCTTTTTAACTGTCGATTTGACCAGCGATTCCTTGAGGCTGCACTAAAGCATAAAGGTTGGACGCTTGATGGGATGTCGTACTACGATGTTCAAAATGCAATATGGCTTGCTGATACTAATGTGGTTATGCCTTCACTCAAAGCGTCCGCTCGCCACTTTCTTGGGTGGAAGCCGAAGACGTTCGATGAGACATTGGGCGATGCAGTCACATTCCAACACGTTCCCGCCGAAGACGCTTATTTTTATGCTTGCACTGATGCGTTAATGACATATCAGTTGGCTCTTGTATCGAATAAATTCTACCGTGAAAATCTCCCGGCAAGTCGGTTCGATAACAATATGCTTTATCCACTGATGCGGCTTGAGAATACACCTCAGCGTCTTGATACGGAGTATTTAAAGAGCCTTGTTCCTCAAGTCGAAGCTATAATCGAACGCACACGTGAAGAAGTTTACCGTTTAGCCGGAACACAATTCAATCTGAATGCTCCGCAGCAGTTCGGAAAAATTCTTGTTGAACGCTTTGGTGTTGATACAGGTGCACGTACAGCAACCGGAGCCATGAAAGCTGACCTGAAAACCATTGATGCATGGATGGTGAAACACAATGCAGTAATCGGACAGGACATTAAGGATTTCATTAAGGCTTACAAGGAATACAAGAAGACAGTCAAGTTCAAGTCATCGTACCTTGACAAGTACATTAAGGCAGCAAGTGAGCAGGATATTTACCCAGTTCGTTTTTCTTACAAGACTAACAGTGTTCCCACTGGGAGGCTAAGTTGTGGCACCTCTGCAAAGAATAAATTTTTCACGAATAATAACGTCCAGTGCCTTGAAGAGAATACGTCTGTTATCACATCAGAAGGAATAAAGCCTATAAAACATGTAAATACTGGTGACTTAGTTTGGACAGGTTCTGCTTTCGTTCCGTGTGTGCAGCTCGGTTCAAAGCAGAAGAGATGTGAAACAGTGTGGACGTATTTCGGAAAGATTACTGCATCTCTTGAGCATAAGTTCTATACGCTTAACTTGTATACTTTCGAGCTTGAATGGGATGCACTTGCTTCTGCTATTGCACAAGGAAAACCCATCGTAAGAAATACCGAAGACGGTGGATTTACATTACGTGAATTGCTTGAGAATGAGACGTTTAAGAAATCTATGCTTCTTAAACCTGAACTTTCAGGTGAGCGTATTAAAGAACTTGAAAACCTTTACGCTGATATCCGTTTCGATATGATACGTAAAACTGATAATTTCTGGTACCCGAACATCATTCCTCCAAAAGTTACCGTATACGATTTAGAAGTGCCTACGTATGAACGGTTTACGGCAAATGGGTTTATCGTTCATAACAGCACACCAAAGCCTCATGCTGTCCTGCTTAAAGGGCGTAAGGCTACTGAGCAGGAAATAGCTGAGAAGAAAGACATTCTTGGATGGTATTTCTCTAACGACATTCCAGACGAAGAAGCAAAGGGGCTTGTAGAGGGGATGGACCCTGACAATCTCAATATCCGACGTGCTTTCTTGTCTGAAAATGACCAGTGTTATGTGGTTTCAATCGACATGTGCCTTGAGGGTGGTTCGCCTGTTCAGACGAAACACGGGTATATGGGAATATGCGAGATAAAGCCAGGCGATGAAGTATTGTCGCCGCAAGGATGGGTTACCGTGAGCCGCGTGATGCGTACAGGCGTGGAAAAAGTAATCAAAGTTTTCCCTGATAATGGTGGTCAGGCAATCTACTGTACTGAGAATCATCCGTTTGTCATCAATGGGGAAAAGGTAAAAGCAAAAGATATTAAGGGTAAAGTTCCTAGCGTTCCGTTTCATGCTTATGTAAAGGAAAGCGTTGAGCGTAATAAAGTGATTGAATGTTTGTCTTATTTGAAACAGTGCAAAACAATAAAAGAGGCTTCACATTATGTTCTCGAACATGACTTGAAACTCCTTATTGAGGATGCCTTGGAAACTTACACACGTGCAGAGGTCTCTAAATGGTGCGGCATACGTGTGTCGTCTTTCGGTCATTTTATGAATGATCTTGGAATTCAACCTACTGGAAAGGAATTTTGTTATCGTCAGAGCAAATTTTACAATAATGTGTTTGAAGGCGAAAGCACTCCCACGTCAGCATATCTTTTCGGGTTCATTCTGGGCGATGGGAACATCAGTCGGCGGCGAGGTGATTATCTCACGTTGAACATATCGTCAAAAGACGAAGCACATCTGCGTCAGATATGCAACATCTTTGGCGAGGATTTGAACATTCGCCATAATGAAAAGAAAGGTTGTGAATGGTGGTGCTTGAACATACCTAGTCGCGACATCTGCAATCGTTTGCTTGAGTTGGGTATTAGCGAGCGTAAATCAACAGAACCTAGTCATGTAAACTTTGAATGGTTAGGTGATAACTTCCGTCATTTCATTCGCGGACTTTTCGATGCGGATGGTTATGTGAGAATTACGTCCGTGCTCGACGTTAGTTTTGTTGGGCATGATTCCTATATCACGGAAATAAAGAAACGCATTGAGGGTCAGTGGAGTTATAAATACACGTCGTCCTTGTCTCATCTGTCGTTGCTTGGAACTGTTGAACAGCGAAAGTTTATCTACGAATACTTGTATCAGGAAGCGACTATCTGGTTACAACGTAAACGTGACATCATTGAATCGTGGTATCAGGACAAGTTCGGCGATTTGGTATTTCCTGTATGGAATTGTACAGTTGACACTACTGAACACCAGTTGTATGTTCAGTGTACAAATGTGCACCAGTGCGCAGAGGAACTCCGGATAGTAGCCAACCTTTATCACGAGGATACATGGATAAATGCATTCAACAGCGGTGCAGACGTTCACAAGGCATGTTATTCGCCTGACACAGAGTTCTATGTCAAATCACACGGTTGGATGTATGCTGAGAACATAACACCTGAGATGGAGATTGCCTATTATGACGTAAGATCTGATTCGTTCAAGTTTACGAAAGCAGATAAGCGGGCTACACAGAAAGGTCGAGATGTATATGTACGTAGTGGTGTTTTCAATGTCACTGGTAATCATCGTATGTACGTAAATTTCGATACTCAGGGATATCACATCGAACGTGCAGATAACCTGAAAAATTGCGGCAATGCAAAGCAGCGTTTCCACATGAAGACCGCAGTAGGAACACGTGTTGAGTTCTCAAAAGAACGTAATAAGGATAACGCTACTGCCTTCGCTCTTGGGTTCTTGTCTTCTATTGATAAGGAATTTGATGGTACACGAATGATCGTGAAATGTTCAACATTGTACCCTGAGGTCTTTCAAATCCTAAAGGACTACGCATGTAATTCTACGAACAAAACGTTGTTTGCGTTTAGTGATAAAGGTGTCTCTTATTTGACCAGTCTTGGTTTCTCTACGTCTCTTGGTCGTGTTGTCGATGACGCTCAAATCTTAACGTCACGTAATCGTTATAGAGGATTCATTTGCGGGTTATTGCACGGGTTATCATGTCGAAAAGACAGCGAGATTTATCTTGGAGACGGTTCCGATTTACATGGTCGAACTTATGTCAAAGACAAAGCTCTAGCTGACTGGATTCAATGGCATCTCACATGTAACGGATACTCGTGCAGGGTAACGCATAATGTTCTCTCTGACAGGTATGCGTTATACATTGAGTCACGACAAGACAAAGATGTCTGTATGACGTTCCATTCTGTGAAGGGTCATAGTTTGACAAATGGAGGAATATACTCGTGCTTCGAGGTTCCTAGTGGTCTTCTCGTTACACGGTATGATGGACGTATTACAGTTAATGGTAATACGGCTATTAAGTTATTTGGTGAGGAGAATTACACTAAAGACGCACGTAAGAAAGCAAAGTGCCTGTCAGGCGATACAATGGTTCACACAGTTGACGGACGTTCTATTCAGATACGCAATCTTGTTTCTGAAGAAACGCATATGAATGCAGTTGAAGGTAATCCGGTTGATATACGGTACAAAGATATTAAGATTTCTACACCTGATGGGTGGAGTGATGTCACACACTGGATTTATAATGGATTCCGTGAAACGTTGAAGATCACTATTGATCGGCGTCTGATGCTTGAAGTAACTCCTGATCATTTGGTTGGTAAGTATGAACCTGATGCACATGAAGATGACTCAAAGAAATATACACTTGTTCGTGCTGACTCCTTGTCAGTAGGAGACATGGTCTTATGGGATTATTGTCCTATGCGTATAACAAGCATCCAAAAAGGGTACAGTGATGTTTACGACATTACGGTTGACAATGTGTCTCACACGTTCCATGCAAACGGAGTAGTCGTCCATAACTGTGCGAGCTTCGGGATTCTTTATGGTTCTGGTGCACAAGGTTTTAACAACTCTTTCCCAGACATGACATTGGATGAGTGTCGTGACTTTATGAAAAAGTTCAAAGATGCACTCCCTGCAATCAGTCAAGGTCAAGCAGAGAATATAGCGTATGCTAGACAGTATGGTGATATTAACACAGGGTTCGGTCGTCATCGCCGTGTGAAGTTTTGGCTTTCAAGTCCTGACCGTGCAAAACAGGCATTTGGTGAGAGAACTACTAAAAATACTGCAGTTCAAGGGACCGCTGCTGATGTATTGAAAATCATATTCTGTCGTTTGTGGGAGAAAGTTTTCAAGCCGTATCCGCAGGTGAAATTCATGTCAACCATTCACGATGAGGTCAATTTTTCGATTCCTATTGAATTGGCACGTGAAGTTATTCCTTTGTGTGTCGAATGTATGACCATCGAACGTGAAGACTGGCCAGTACCTCTAAAGTGTTCATTATCGTTGAGTCGTACTGATTTGGGTAGTCTTATTCCATTTACGTATGATGCTGCTACGGACACGTATGAGCCTGAATGGGATACACTTGAAGTGAAGCCAAAAGTCACGCATACTGTAGAAGCTAATGTCGTTGCTACAGAAGACGAAAACAACTTTGACGATTGTGTGTATGGCGTATCTTTAGATGAAATAGACTTTTAGTCCTTTAGTGTGCAGACGCAGTATCTAAAAAGTGTATTGCGTCTGCGTCTTCGTTATGCCTGTAGTGCATTACAGTTAAAAGAAAACCTGTTTGGAGGGTTTGCCATGTTGATTAAGAAAAAAAAGCAAGAAGCTCGTCGTTCATGGACAGGTGAAGACATTGCACGTCTTCACAAAGAAAGTTCCTATGGTCGAAATCGTCGTGTTCGTCGTTATGAAGCTGACGATGATAACGATAAACCTATTGAGACTCCGTCTGAGTTCTCAAACAAGCAGTCTTACACAAATTTCGTCAAGCACCTGTTGGATGGTGTAAATGACGACAAAGCAAAAGCGTGGATTGATTATGCTTTTGGTGGAAAGAATGGCGATATAACCTTTACCGCAGAAGCTGAGAAAGGTTATGATGTTCATTCATTGTACCCGACACAGAATTTCATCGGTCTTGAAAATTCCATTGGTTTTACTGTGAACAATCCTGATAAAGCCAAAGACAGCTTCCGTAAGATGCTCATGGAAGACCGTCCTGAGATTAAGGCAGGTTCTGCCATTTGGATTTTTGAGGGTAAGTACATCATTGATGGACATCACCGTTGGTCTCAGGTTTATGCTTTCAATCCGAATGCAAAAGTCGTTGCGGTCAATTTCAAGTGTTCTGAGAAACTTCAACCTAAACAAGCACTGGCTGCTGTCCAGGGTGTCATTGCTTCAGTTACAGGTAAAGTACCTATCGCAACAAGCAAGGTTGATGGAAAGGATAATGTAACTGCATCGAACGTTCTGAAAGACAGCGATACCACAATGTTAAAAGCCGCACAGGTTTGTTTGGAGTCTTCACCTGCTCACGACGAGTTTAACAAACTTTGTGATGAAGTGCTTGAAACTGGAGAAGGTGCGTCAACTCGCATTTCACGTATTGACGCAAAGTTCGATGACAATTCAAGCGGATCTAAAGTTCTAACTTATGCAGTGAACAATTGCCTTGCTCTTAAATCAGGCAACAATGCTGTCGAGGGTGCACCTGATCGTGAGTATATGCCTCAGACGGATGGTGGAAAGGGTGCTCCTGCCGATATTCCTGACCAAGTAAAGAAGACACTTGGCTCTGGTGTTGATGACGTCGTTAAAAATGTTGAACACCGTATCCCGAAAGCCATTCGTAAGCGTTACATGTGAGCAATCAATTTAAAGAAAAGTTCTTTTGTTGCTTGACGTTTAAAGGCTCATGTACTCAAATACATGAGCCTTTTTGTCTTAATGGTGCTGTTGTGAGTAAATCGTTTATTTTGTTGTAAGTTCTTCTTGATTTTTTAGTACTGTTTCTCTTGTCATAGAAGGACGTTAAAATATGTTGAACTCGCCAGCAGCTGTTGCACATAAATTGAATGAACTAGCACCCAACATAGGTATTGGTTATCAGGAACGTAAACGTATGGTGGACACACGTCTTTTCCTTTTCGGTATGTTTGTACTTGACATCACTGCATTGGGAGAATGGATGGAAGCGAATTACCCTGAATACCGTGATAAATCTCTTGAGCATTTTTTGTTGGATAAAGATGCCGAACACATCAACGAGTGGAAAGAACTTCTTGGTATCAGTGAAAATTAGTGTGGTGCTGATACTCAAGTTCTACATAAATTGTGGTAGAGTCATACTTGCGTTTTTCTTTTTGTTTGGTGGTGTATTATGGCAAAAAGCACAAAGTCAACGGAATCCAATCGTGACGTTCTTGAGAAAATCGACCAAGTGACACGGATAAAGTTCAGAAAGGCAGCTCTTCATAGTATGGGCGGTATCCCTGAACACAACAGACCTACACATGACGAACTGAATAGAATGCTTGTCATTGAGAGAGAGCGGTTTTTATCTATGCTGTCAAGGGATACTGTTACGGTATGGCTCTATAACAAGCCGGTACTGAGAGGTCTTATTTATGCTCTTCTTATGATGTACACTGATAATGATGGTGATTGCTTTCCTCCTGCTATGGATGGATTCTCTTATGTCGATGATGCACAAATACTTGACCACTCGTTTTCTTCCGGAGACTTTTGGTTTCCGTCAGAGTGTATGTGTGTTGTCATGTTGGGCGTTGCGAAACGCAATAGTTATCTGACAGAGATAATCAATTCTTTTGTTCGCAGAAGGATGGTTGTTAAAAAGCAGCGAACGATTTTTTTGTTTGAGGGTACACGGAACGATTTTGCACGTCTTTATGGCGAAGTTTCGTCTTTTGAACTCAACAGAGATTCTTATATCATCGACTGGAACGAACGTGCTTCTGAAAACAGTAACTCGGCACGTCATATAGAAGAAGGTCAGAGGTCGTTTACAGAGAAGTCCGCTTCTGTTGCGTCAAAAGAATTTAATGGTGATTCTGAGATTCATTTACGTTCCGATACCTCAACGAAGAAATCAGCACTCAAATCTGGAAACACTAAATCTAAAGGTCGTACTAAAAAAGACACATCGTCTCGTATTGAACTTGATGACTACAAGCCACAGGAATCTGAGATTCCTGAGCGTAAGTCAAAGACATCCACAATTTTTTAACACGGAACACAGGAGTTTAAAATGCAGGGGTTCTCGCTTAAAAGCAACATGGAATTTGTCAAAAAGTCATTACCTATCCCTTTCGGGTTTTTACGCGGCGGCATAAAGAAGATTTCATTCATCAATGAAGCACTTGAAGTAACGTTGGTCGAAAAAATCCACGATGGAACATGTGACGGATTCCTCATACCGGGTAGCCTAGTTCGGAAGAAAATTCTACCTGTCATTGGTTTGACCGGACTTCTTTTGAAAGACTACCTTAATGACAATATTGGCACTTATTCAGATGCTATACAGAGTGTCGTTATTGAAAGTATTATGTTTAACATCAATCATTTCATCTTTTACATTCCTGCACATTCTGTTGAAGCTGTTGACGTTCTCCCCATGTTCAATAAAGACTTGTCTCCGATGGGTGAGGATTTCACTGATTTGCAGTCAAATTATGAGAAGTATACACCATTGTCGTATATTACTGGATTGTTTGCACCTAAAGACGATGAGAATGCACTTAAATTCGTTCCGTCAGGTGTCAACGTGACGTATTACAACTGTTCTGATGACAAATTCGAGATGGATTTTTCAGCCGATGACCCTGACACTGATGAGGATTGGTCAAGATGTTTTACTTTAAAAATGCCTGTTTCCTCTTCAGTTCCACAGAGTCTTACTGGATACCTTTGTAGACCTTCTTTCCCTGTTGACATAACTTTCACATCGAATTTCGTAAAGGGTAAATATGAGTCTCTTACGCACAATGAACGATTCGATGTGCTGACGACTTATCGAAAGCAACTATCTCCTGACAGCGAAGCAAACTGGTTTGATGCATTGAACAGCACGCTTGATTGGGATAAATGTTCGGGTAAGGCTTTTGAGTTTTTTCAGTACGTACAACAAAATATGGTAACAAGATGTGAGAGTAGACAGTGCACCTTTGAAGAACTGAGTACTGAACTCAGGTCTGCGTGGTCAGAATGGAAAACAAGTGACTCGTTGGGTAAGAATGTAGGTAAGTGCCTTGGGTATATGGTTTCATGGTTTCGTTTTGGATGTCGTACTTGCGAGCATTTACCTAAGGATATCTGATGCCTGTTTGTGATGGTGCTGTGACGTTATGCGTGTAACGTCACAGTGTATAGTACGTAGATACTGACCTTACGAAACTTAAACAGACAGGTTATTGAAATGCATGAAACTCAATCAAGCAAGGAAGCATTACAAGACATTCAGACAGAAGTTAAAACGTGTTTCTTGAATGTCTTACGCTCATGCTTCGGAGAGAAATCTGAACAGCTATTTTTACAGGTTAAACGTCTTTGCAGAGTAGACTTTCAGGACATACTGAATTCTGAAATTGCTTACAACGCTTATGATATCCTTTGCTTTATGAAAGCATCGTTTGAGCAGATGGACACGTTTCCATCTGCTGCGTCTTTCGCTTCAAGGTATCCTGACTACAAAGGCATTACCCCACTTCAAGGTAGACTTCCCAAGGAATTTGAAGAGGATGTTTCAAGGATAGAGCGTTTTACGCAGCATTCAAATTTTGCGCGAAAGATGTTCTCTATCGCAAGCGATGTTCGTCTTCGTGGTATCACTACTGAGACACTAGCCCTTGTACAAGATATGTATGAGGAAACACACAAGGGTTCATCCTCTAAAGACAGGGACTACAAAAAGGAAGTTCAGGAGAATGCTAAAGAAGGGTTCTACCGTCTGTATGTCGATCCCGTTGACCGTCTAACCAGAGGTTTCCATAAAGGTTATATAACGACGATTGCAGCTTACGCTGGCGGTTGTAAAACCACATGGGCATTGAACGCAGCATTACACAATGCTCTTGAAGGTCTGCATGTCGTTTATATGTCGTTTGAAGTAGCATCTGACCAAATGTGGGCGAAGCTGATGTCTGTTTATTCATTCATAAATGAAAGCCCTATCGGTACACGTAATGCAATCCCATTTCAGGATATTCTTTCTGATGACCTTACACATGAACAACGTAAGAATCTTGATATACTTGATGCATCGTGGAAGCAGAAAATTCAGCCAAATCTAACGTTACTTGATGAATCGGACATTGCTGAAACTGATATGGAAGAAGAGTCTGTACGACAGCTTCTGTATCGTATAGACGACAAACATCCAATTGATTTGATCATCATCGACCATATTACCTTCTTAAAGTTTTACAACGGTCATGGACGTAATCCATCGTCCAAGGATGAGTATGGGAAGTTGAACAACTACGTTGCCTTTTTTAGAAAGCTCGCGACCACATTTAGAATAAAGGAAGGAAAGCCTCAGAAAATAGGCGTAATCCTGCTTAGCCAGATTAACCGAAAAGGGTACGAAGCAGCATTGAAAAGCATGGATACAGATAGCAAGAACGTTCAAGGTAAGTACACCATGACTGCTCTTGCGGAGGCAAATGAGCTTGACCGTTCCTCTGGATATGTCCTGTCGATTTTCAGAAATGCAAGTTCAGACACTGCATTGATTCAATTGCTGAAAAACCGTAACGGTGATACTTGTGAAGATGGAGTTACTGCGACAACACAATTAAAGTATGGAGTCTTTGGAGACACCATAACCATGTCAAATGAAGATTTCAGGCGTGAGGTTCGCTCAAATAAAAAGTCACAGGAGACACCTTCTGATGACTTGAACGCAAACTCATTGGAGTGGAGCAATATATTTGAGTCAGAAGAAGACTTGTTTAAAATTTAAAGATGCATCGGAGGTAATCAATGGCAACACTTGACCCAGCACAGTATACGTTCATAAAAAAGGTTGAAGAGGGAATCCGTCGATGGCTTCTTCCTGATACTTTAGAACCGATAGAGATTATCGCCATAACCGAAAATACATCACCTGATGAAATTTCACATCTGTACACGTCTGTCATGCAGCAGATGCAAGATTTTTCTCGTTCCGTTCTTGAACTTCGTAAAATCTCAGCAGGGCTTAGAGGACAAATGAACATTGCCGCTGCACAGGGGAATGAAGCACAGTATGAGCTGTACAGAATGAAGTCAAGCATTGACCGGTTGCTCGCTACCATAGACAACTACGTTGAAGCATATAGTGGTCATCTTGAAACTCTCAAGACCATTGCACGAGGTCTAAACAGTGAGTGTTATCTTTACAATCAGCGGTTTGCCGCTTACAATTTCTAAGACAGGAGATCATTACCTTGAAAAACGACAACTCACAGAATGCACAGGTATTCAGTTACTTGCGTTCAAGTCAGCCTTGGTACAGAGAGCAGAAGAAGTGTAGTGAAGAGTTCGACCGTCTTGTTGACCGTGTGTCACATATTACGGACTTAATCGACCAAAAAGTAAAAGCACTCGGATATGCAACCTATGAAACGAATACCGATGGGAGAAATTCAAATGACAGACAGTAAGTCCTGCAAAACTGATTTAGATTTTTCCGTACAAGAAGTCACTAAAGAACAGTCAACCCTTAGTACGTACCCTAAAGTCATCATAACCTGTCCATCATTTGAAGTGATCACACCGTTAGATGGCCTGTATATTTTGAAGTACATTGAAGAAATAGGAAGGACTTGTTATCAGTCTTATCGCAACACGAAAGATGATTCATGTTATGACTTTGTTCGGATGCTCATCAGACGTGGACATGAATCTATGCTTGAGCACTTTTCCTTTTCTGTTCGATTTGTTGTTGACCGTGCAGTTCAGAACGAGCTCGTCAGGCATCGGTTGAGTTCATTAGCGGTTGAGTCATCCAGGTATGTTAATTATTCTCTTGAGAAGAACGGAGGCGTGATACGTGTAATTTGTCCACCACAAATCAAATATGGTACTGTTGAGTACGACATGTGGGTTGCGTCAATGCAAAAAAGTTCCGACACCTACTTTGAGTTATTGAAAACAACTACACCAGAAATCGCACGAAGCGTGCTTCCACTGGCTCTGAAAACGGAGATGGTTATGTCGGCTAACTTACGACAATGGCGTAACGTGTTCAAACTACGATGTGATAATGCAGCACATCCACAGATGCGTATGCTTATGCTACCACTGCTTAGCTATGTTAAGAAGCAGATTCCCGTCGTTTTCGATGATCTTGACTACCCGGAAGAGCTTGAACTTTAGTCGTACAACGCAACAACCTGTGTTTTGTTTCTGAAAAAGAGCCGAAAACCCTCCACGGCTCTTTTTCATTATGCACCACCACAAACCATTCATTGATGAGGTGTCTATGAGTAAAGATTGCCTAAGCATTTCAGTCCTGAAAAAGAATAATTCCGTTGTCCCATTTGACGGAGATAAAATAAAATCTGCGATACGTAAATCTGCTGAACGTGTGAATGTTACTATGACCACAGAACAGGAAGACTTCGTTGTTTCTTATGTTGAAAATCTTTGTCCTGTGAATGAGCCTGTACAGGTGAAGGCGTTGCATAATTATGTCGAGTGTGCCCTTGATTCAGTGAACACAGAAGTAGCACGCTCTTATCGTGAGTATCGCAATTACAAGACGCAGTTCGTTAAGATGCTTGATCAGGTATACCGAAAGAAGCTCGAACTTTCAGACAAGCGGGACGCATCGAATGCCAATGCCGATTCTGACCTTATTACAACTCAGAAAGCAATCGCATACGCTGAATTGAATGGCGAGCTTTACAAACGGTTCTTCCTGACGGACGAGGAAAACAAAGCACAGGAAGACGGGTATATTTACATCCATGACAAAGGCGCAAGACTAGATACCACGAATTGTTTCAGTAGGAATACACGCTTTATCACGTCTGCTGGCATCCGTTCGTTCAATGACTTTGTTGACGGTGACACGGTGCAGGTGTTATCGCATCGCGGTCTGTGGCGTATTGGGACAGTTCATTGCTTTGGTGAGCAGGAGACTCAGATCGTCACGTTCGTAAATGAGGACATGTCTGTAAGGCATACCGTTGAATGCACTCCCAACCATAGGTGGATACTCTCTGACAGTAGCATTACAACTGAGCTTAAAAAGGACGATGTCTTAGTCAAATCACCATGCGACATAGAGGGCAGGATTACACAGTTTCGTGGCGTTGTTTGGACAGTAGAAGACATTGAGAAAACAGACAGAGTTGAACCCGTATGGTGTCTTACGGTGGATACGGATCATTCATTCGTTCTTGAATCAGGCATCCCGACTGGCAACTGTTGTTTGTTTGACATGAAATCCCTTTTGAAAGGCGGTTTTCGTATGGGCAACATAAGTTATCGTGAGCCGAAGACAGCCGGAACAGCATTGTCTCTTATCGCTGATATCGCATTGAATGCAGGTGCAAGTCAGTACGGTGGTTTCACAATATCGGAGATTGACAAACTGCTTGAGCCGTATGCACATGAATCATACGACCGTTATTATGCTGAGTATGTTGAACTTACTGGTAAAAAAGATCCGATGGGTGCAACGATTTATGCGAATAAAAAGTTACGTCAAGAACTTGAAGATGGTGCGATTGCCATTGAATGTAAATGGAATTCATGTTCTACGGCTCGCGGCGATTATCCCTTCACGTCCATCTCGTTCGGTTTGTCAAGAGACCGTTTAGGTCAAATGGTGACATCGGCTTTTTTAAAGGTTCGTAAAGAAGGTGCTGGAACCTCTGACCATATTCCCGTTCTGTTCCCCAAACTGACGTTTCTTTATGACGAGGATATGCACGGAGCAGGTAAGGAACAGGAATGGCTTTTCAAGGAAGCCGTTGAATGCACACAAAGGGCGCAGTATCCTGATTTCCTCTCGATGACAGGCGACGGTTATGCACCTTCGATGTATAAGAAATATGGCGTGTCTATTAGCCGTATGGGATGTAGAGCCAACCTGTCCCCGTGGTATGAGATGGGTGGTCAGGAACCCGCTGATGACTTGTATGAAATTGAATATGACGATGGTACAAAGGAGATTGTTCAAAAAGGCTTCTTGATCGGTGATCAGAAAGTTGAAGATATGGTGTAGTCGTGTTAAACTGCAAAAAGGGCTAGGTCGGCCAACCGAAAAGAAGCCTTATCCACTTCCTGCCCTTTTTCTCTGTGGATAGCGTGTTGAGGATAGAGCACCATGAAATCAAAAAAAGTGTATCCGGAGTGGTTTCTTGCGGAACTTGCGGATGAAGAAACCAGACATCGTTTTGAGAAAGGGGATTGTAAGGTCTCTGAGTGTGTATATTTCACATGTCCAAACGGTCATCCTGCGTATAAGCAACTTGTTAAGAATCATATTACATCGTCAGGTACACCAAGGAATAAGTGTCCTGTATGTGCAAAGTTGAATCAAACCACGTTTGTTCCACCTGATTGGGTTGTCGAGGACTTAGCGAATGAAACGGAGCGTGAAGCTCTTCGTGGAACTGCGTGCAATTCAAAATCGAAATTTTCTTTCGTCTGTAAGCAGTGTGGAACTGTTTACGAACAAACTATATGGAATCATTCTATCGGTAAGCGGGTATGTCATGCTTGTGCAAGTAAATGTAGAGGAAAATCTTACAGTGAGACAATAGGACAAAGAAGAAAGCCTTATCCAGAATGGTTTGTGAATGAACTGGTTAATGACAGTGACAAAGAGAGGGCATTACGTGGCGATATTACCGGTACGGAAAATGTTACGTTCAGATGCCTTGCAGGTTTAGAGCATCCGAATTATGTTCAGACTGTTAAGAGTCATATATGTATTTCTACCGGGCATCCTAAAAACGGATGCCCCGTGTGTAGGTATATCAAGTCATCAAAAGGCATATCTGAATTTTACAAGGGTGTTAGAAAGGAGTTTCCGCCTGAGCTTTATGACGAGGTTTATAAGGATGAGGACAGGGACAAACTGCGCAACCGACAGTTGTCATATAATGAGTCCATTGATTGGGTATGTCAGTCATGTGGTCGTGTTTACAGTCAGATGATTAAAGATCACATTCGTGGGAAACGTTGTAACTACTGTGCCGGTAAGATTTCCGATGAGGAGTGCATTCTAAGGGAAATGATCACTCCATATTACAACGGTGAAATTCTCTACAACACAAGGGATGGGTTTGACGGTTATGAGGTTGACATCTACATACCGGAATACAAGATAGCTATTGAGTATAATGGTTCCTTTTGGCACAAATCGCTTCCGAGTGGCTTTGCATCCAGAGACCGTCTGTACCACCTTCACAAATTCGAGCTGTGCCAACGCAAAGGGATAAGGCTTTTAAGCATTTTTGACGTTGACCTGTTATTTAGGAAGGAAATCTTATCGAGGTTTTTTATGGACTTGTTTGTGCCTAAAAAGGTCTTGTATGCAAGAAAGTGCCGTGTGGAATGTATTAGCTCCTCTATGGCTAATTCTATGTATGCACAGCATCATTTACTTGGAAGCACTCCAAATTTGTCCGTGTCTTATGGGTTGTTCCATGAGGGCGAACTCGTGTCCTGTATGTCTTTTCAAAAGGGAAGGTATAAAGTTTCAGGTCATCCAGTGTGGTGTTTGACTCGGTTTGTCACGAAGTCCGGCATCTCTGTTATTGGCGGAGCGTCAAAACTCTTGTGTCAGTTCGAGCAGGCATATAGTCCATCGTGTATAGTGTCTTACTCTGATAATGATTTCTTTCAAGGTGGCGTATATGAGAAACTTGGATTCACTTGCCTCGGCGTTACAAAGACACCAAGGTATTACTGGTTTTTGCATGGTTTGGAATATAGCCGGGAACAGTGTCAGCTTAAAAATTTATCTAAAAATTACCCTGATTTGTTTGAGGAAGCAAAGAGTATACATGGGAATAAAGAAGACTTTATTATGCTTAGATTAGGTGCATTTAAAGTCTTTCGTTCGGGGCATACAAAGTGGGTTAAACACTATGAGGGAGAAATTTATGAAAAAGGTTAAAGCGGTAAGAAAGTTCGCGGATAACCCTGTTTACGAAGGGAGACTTAATTGTGGCGCGATTTCACTTAATTTCCCGATGATTGTGAAAAAAGCACAGGATGAGGGCAATGATTTCTATGAGGTTTTGACATATTACCTTGACCTGTGCCGTAAAATCCATATCCGAACATTGGAATACCTTGCACATAAAAAGGCTGGCATCAATCCGTTAGGTTTCTGCGAGGGCGGTTTCTATGGCGGTCACTTCAAAGAGAATGAGGAAATCGGTCGTGAGTTTTTCAGACCTATGACGGTTTCATTCGGCATCGCCGCCTTGAATGAAGCAACGGTGATGTACAAGGGTAAATCGTTATATGAAGATAAAGCGCAGTTTGCCGAAGAAGTTTTGCGTTTTATTAACGATTACGCAAATAAATACAAAAAAGAGGACGGAATCCTGTATGCGATTTATGGTACGCCCGGAGAGTCGATGTGCTCATTACAGGTAGAGCAGTTCCGAAAGAAGTATGGCATGATTAAGGGAGTGTCAGACCGTAAGTATATGTCCAATTCTTTCCATGTTCATGTTTCTGAGGATATCACGCCTGTGGATAAGATGGATACAGAGTACAAATGCTTCCATTTGTGCAACGGTGGTAACATCATCTACAACAGATTCGGATCTGATTATAACACAAAAGCCTACGTGACGCTTATTCGGGAAGCAATGAAACGTGGGTATTATTACGGGTGCAACATCAGCAAGAATTACTGCTGTACATGTGGAGCAGAGTTTTTGGATGAAGACAAGTGCCCGTCCTGTGGAAGTGATGATTTGGTTCGTATTTCAAGGGTGTGTGGATACCTTGGCCTTGAACGTGTGCACGGCGACACCCGAATGAACGGAGGCAAACGTGCTGAAATAGACGACAGAAAGTGCATGTGAGTGGTGCTGGTATCCGAAATCTAACCTTTATGTGGTATAAGAACCAGTGAGAAGCATAGTTGCTTCTCACTGGGTAATAAGCAGATTTGTGTAATGGAGAATTGGTTATGTTAATCAAACATCATACGAACGAAGTAAAATCGTGGCAGGTAAAGCAACTTAAGGATGCTGTGCAAGGTAAAAGTTCTCTTGTTCGGTCGTGGGGTATTATGACTTCCGAGAACCCTATGGGCAAATCCATGAAACGTGCCGTCAACAGAAATCTTGTCATTCAATGTAAACAGGCTTTGAAGCAGCGTGGACTGGAATACATTCCTGTCAAGGGACGATATGGCGGAGATGAGAACTCATTGTTTGTCATTAACCCTCTTCTCAAGGACATGATGGAACTATCCAGGCAGTTCGACCAAGAGTCCTTCATCTTTGTCACCTGTGATGACGGCGGATGCGACATGGGATACTATGAAAAGGGGCAGGGCGATTCACCGTACATCTTGAAACATTCACGTAACCAGGTGGTCGGAATGGACGATGCCGAGGACTTCTTTACGTCTGTCAAGGCACGCTCAAAACGAGCCTTCAAGTTTCAGATTCCTTTCTTTGATGGTCAGGACGACACGGCTATATCCTCAGAAAGCATCGTCCGTACATTGGAGCATTATGTCATAGAACGTTATGGTTATCAGGGCATTGTGTCGCTGTCTGAACGTATCAACGAGACCTTCTCAAGGAATATCACGGAACGTCATAGGCATTCTTTACGTTCAATGATTTACGAAACACGTAGTGCACGGGTACGCCGTCTTGAGTCTTGTATCAGGTCTCTTGAGTCCGTTGTTGTTTCTCAGGGAGCATCACGTGAGATTGAACGTTCCATACAAGTTATTCGAGAGGAACTTGAAAGTATTCGCCGTTAAGTTACGGTGAGATTGGAGAACACCTTATGAATTACTCAGGCTTAAAGTATTGTGACATGGTGAATGGCGAAGGTCTTAGAACCGTCCTGTTTGTAAGTGGGTGTTCCCACAAATGCCCTTCATGTCACAACCCTCAGACACATGACCCTTGTTACGGTCAGCCGTTTTCCCTAGGAACCATGCAGGATATTATGGATTCTCTTCGTATGGAGTTTTGCTCAGGACTGACCTTGTCTGGCGGTGACCCATTATATCCTGACAATCGTGAAGAGGTGATGCATATCGTTGAAACTGTCAAAGGTGAGTTCGGAGATGAAAAGACGATATGGCTTTACACAGGTTATACGTATGGTGAACTTAAAAAGCAGATTGAGGACGGAGATGTAATGCTTAGTCGTATTCTTTATTGTGTGGATGTGTTGGTTGACGGCCCGTTCATTCTGTCAAGAAAACGACAAGGTCTTCTTTGGAGAGGTTCTGATAATCAATGTCTGCTTCGCCTTAAGTACGGAGAAGTTGTTTCGGAAGTAGTTGAGTCATGACATGGAATTACAGTGTGTTCGATACGGTTGACAAGCCTACGGTCAAAGAGCTTCAGGAGCAGTATATCAGGGATGGTCTTGATTCCTCCAGTGCATTCAGCATGGCATGTTCCGAGTATGAAAAGAATACATATAAGACTGATAGAGTGTTGCATAAGATTTCAGATGATGAGTTGAAATCAATACCCAAAGAATTCAAGGACAAACCTTCTGGGGTGGGTAGGTATTTTTGGCGTGCTCCGTCTTTTCAGTATTTGGAAATTGCGAGCTGCGAAGGCGACGATCCAATGATTAATTATGTACAGCTTCTTCTTGGAAATCTCAAACCGGGAGACCTCTTACCTGTCCGTATGATTCCGAAGAAGCCGTTTGGCTATGAAATGGAGTTTCTTACGTTTGTGAAGTACAAGCATACGTTTCCGACAAACCGTCGTTATATCCACTCTGAAACGTTGACGTTCACGGACAGTTATGGAAAGAAGGCATACTTTAAAGGTATGCCGACTTACGTTTTTCGAGACAAGCTATGGGATACCGTTCGGAGGATTGCGGACATATTGAGTTTCTGGAACTCGTGCCGTAACTCGAATAATGAGGAGTTGTTCGGAGATTTGTTCAACATCATCCGTAGGGAAAAGTGCCTGTCTTGGACACGGGAGTATGGTTTACAGTACCATCAGGACTTCGAACGTTATTCATCTGTTATAGAAGAACCTGTATGTCGCCTTCGTACTTTCTCATTAGGAGCCTTATGATTGGATGTTAAGGGAGCATGGTTTCATGCTCCTTTTTGTTTGAGTTTGTACTACGCACGTGAGTGATGCATAGACCCGTCAAATTTACGCCATACTAAAAAGTTACGACCTTACCCTAGTAAGTACACGTCTAATCCATAAAATCGCGAGAAACGCATTCTAGACCAATTTATGGACGTGTTTCATTTTCATGGTGCTACTCTTCTTGATTTTCAGTTTCTGTGGTATTGTTTCCATGTCATGTGAAGCACACATGCACGATTCAACATGACGCAATCAATATAGGAGCAAAGCACATATGACAAAGGACTGGACAGGAAACGAGAATAGTACATACTCGATGTTGGGGGCATCGAACCATGTGGACTATGACAGGGCTGAGCATGACTATTATTCGACAGACCCGAAAGCGGCAGAAATGCTTTTGGAAATGGAGCCGCTTTTAGCTGACTCCATCTGGGAATGTGCATGTGGAGAGAATGCTTTGAGCAATGTGTTTAAAGCACATGGCAAGACAGTACGTTGCAGTGATTTGGTTGTTCGATGTGACGGAATCGAGCAGTTGGATTTCTTAACATGTAATGAATCTATGCACGGAACGGACATTGTTACTAATCCCCCTTATAAATGGGCATTACCTTTCATCGAAAAGGCGTTATCACTTGTTGATGATGGGCGTTATGTGTGTATGTTCTTGAAGCTGACGTTCCTTGAGGGTAAAGCACGTCGTTTGTTTTTTGAGCAAAATCCTCCAATACGTGTATGGGTATCATCCTCGCGACTGAATTGTAGGCTTAACGGAATCGTATCGAACCGCACATCTGCGGTGTGCTATGCATGGTTTGTATGGCAGAAAGGGTACAAGGGGTATCCTGAAATCCGATGGTTTAACTGACAAATTGAATGGTTCGAGTCCTGAACATGGCATTCTTGTAAATCGATAATATTTGCTATGAACGACACACAAGTAAAGCAAGAAACCTTTTCCAATGAATTTGTACAGCAGGTCATAGACAGGTTCATTCCGTTTGAAGATCTGCTTCAGTCAAAGTACAGTATCGTTCCGTCAGGACTTGGTGTGACTGGAAGTGGTTCGTGCTTTTGTCCGTTCCATGACAATACTGATACACGTGCTGCAAAGCTGTACCAGGATGATGACGGAGAACGCATTTTCTGCTTTGCCGAGAATCGCATGTACAGACCGCACGACCTCCTCACACGAGGTTTAGTCGAGATTGACCCTAAAGCACTGTTTTCCTTAATCTGGAAATCACTTAACGTAACAGATCGTGATGACATTATAAGTAAAGCCGGCACTCAGGCTAAGAATTTTGAGCGACACGATTTTTCTGTGCTGCACGACGGGTACATGAAAGGAGAACTGTGTCTAAAAGACGTTGTGTACGCTATGCTTGATT